CGGGGCACGTCGTCTACGAGAACGGCGCAGACGTCCGCACCGGCTTCATCACAAACCTCATCGAGGACGTGAGGGTCTGGTGCTGCCCGGAACTCGGGCAAATGCTCGACGAGGCGCAGCCGAAGGAAGACAAAACGTATAAAGGCTACGTCTATCCTGACAACATTATCACCGCCGCGATCCTGGGAAAGATAACCGAGCGCGACGTGGAGCTCAAGATCAGGAAGCGATCCTGCCAGCATATCCGAGAGAGCGACTCAGCAGTAGAGCAAGGGAGATCTCTCTTTGGTGGTGGCTTCCTCCTTTCCGAGCGTGCCGCCGCCGAGCGTGCCGCCGCCGAGCGTGCCGCCGCCGAGCGTGCCGCCGCCACTAAACTCCTGCTCTCAGACCGAGAGAAGGCGATAATAGAGCGGCTCAACGAGCAAGACAAGGAAACGGACCAATAAAACGTATAAACGCCCAGAACGGCCCGGAAAGGGGCAAAGCGGGCATAATTTGAGACACTATGGCACAAGCAGACCTGCAACCAGTGCGAACCAAAGAAGAAGCGAAGGAGAGAGGCCGCAACGGAGGCCTCGCTTCCGGGCGATCCCGCCTGGCGAAGAAGCACGGACGCGAACTGGTCCGGGCTCTGCTCGCTCAGAGGGAGCTCGACCCCCAGATCGTCAAGGACCTCGCCACCGCCTACGGACTCCCCGAGAAGGACATCACGAAGGAGGTCGCGATGCACGGACGGCAAATGGAGAAGGCGATCCGCAAGGCCGACACCAACGCTTACAAGGCCGTGCAAGCCGCCGCAGGCTACCAGGACCCCGACGAGGCTAACGGCGCCACCTTCGTAGTGCATATCGACAAGGCCACAGCAGAGGCCGTAGACAAGTGGACGAAATGATAACCACGCCAGTCTATAACCGAACCCGCGACGCCATCCAGAAGACGAGCCGCTTCGTGTCCTCCTGCGGGGGAACGCGATCCGGCAAGACCTTCGCCAACCTCCAGCTCATATTCGAGATAGCGGCACTCGCTCAGACGCCCAAGCTCATCTCCGTAGTCTCCGAGACCTTCCCCCACCTCAAGAGGGGAGCGATCCGAGACTTCGCGATAGCACTGGGAGACCACTACGACCCCCGCTGCTGGAACAAGTCCGAGAGTACCTACAACCTCCCCAACGGCTCCGTCATCGAGTTCTTCTCCGCAGACGCGCCCAGCAAGGTCCACGGACCGGCTCGCGACCACCTCTTCCTGAACGAGATCCAGAACATACCCTACGAGATCGCCCGCCAGCTCTTCGTCCGTACCAGGGGGCTCGTCCTGATGGACTACAACCCGACCGCCTCCTTCTGGGGCAACGAGATCATCGAGGCCCGCGAGGACTGCGTCACCATCCACTCCACCTACAAGGACAACACCCACCTCACACCAGAGCAGATCCGGGAGATCGAGTCCAACAAGCTCGACCCGAACTGGTGGAAGGTGTACGGCCTGGGAGAGTTCGGAACCCTGGAAGGCGTGATCTACTCCTTCGAGACCATCGACGCCCTCCCGGACCCCGCAGGCCTCAAGGAGTCCTGGGGCATCGACTTCGGCTTCACCCACGACCCCACCGCGATCGTCCGCGTCCTGGCGGACACCGCCCGCAAGATCGCATACGTGGACCAGCGCTGCTACCAGACCGGGATGCTCAACTCGGACATCGCGGCAGCACTGCGCGAGGAGAACATCCCCAGGCACATCCATATCTGGGCAGACGCGGCAGAGCCGAAGTCCATCGCGGAGATCGGGCTCGACACCGGGCTCAACATCCAGGCCTGCGACAAGTCCGCACCCACCACCTCCTCCCGCCTCACCTTCCAGCTCCAGTGGATGCAAGGCTGGCGGCTCTACTTCACCAAGTCCTCCGTCGACCTCATCAAGGAGGGCCGCAACTACTCCTGGGCGAAGGACCGCGACGGACGCCTCACCAACACGCCGATCGACCTCTGGAACCACGCCCTGGACGCGATGCGCTACGCCCTCTACTCGGAACACGCACAGCCCTCCGGCAACTATTCCTTCGGATTTTCCCATCGCTTATGATTGACAACTATAACGACCTCACCCTCGGCACCTACCTCGACATCGACGCCGTCCTCCGCTCAGAGGCTGACGACGTGGAAAAGCAGGTCCGCATCATCGCGCTCCTCGCCGACCGCACCGAGCGCGACATCCTCGAACTCCCCCTCGGAGAGTACGCGGCCCTCGCAGGCAAGACGGACTTCCTGCGCCACGAGTGCCCGCCGGTCACCGCACCCGCCCGCGTCATCGTGGGAGACCGCGCCTACATCCCCACCCAGGACTTCACCAAGATCACCACCGCCCAGTACGTGGACTTCCAGACCTTCAGCAAGGAAGGGACCGAGAAACTCGCCGAGCTGCTCTCCGTCCTGCTCATCCCGGAGGGCAAGACCTACAACGAGGGCTACGACTTCCTCCAGGTGGTCGCGGACGTGAAGACGCTCCCGCTCCCGGTGGCCCTCTCGCTCGTCGGTTTTTTTTTCGCCAGATTGAGCGAATCAACGCTGGCTTCCCTAACCTCTTTGGAAGGTCTGACGAAGAAGGGGAACAAGAAGAACCGGAAGAAGATCGAGAAGGCCCTGGCCCAAGCGAGAGAGATGCTCGCTGGGGTTGGGTTGCAAATGTAGACCGCGCCTCCGAGACGATGCGCTGCTCCTGGGACGATGTCTGGAACAAGCCCGCCCTGGAGTTCCTGAACGTGCTGGCCTACCGGCGCGACAAGGACGAGGCAGAGCGCGAGGCGATAACGAAATGGAAAAAGCAGCACTGACAATATGGCAATACCCACCACACCGACCCTCCTGCAACTCGACAACCTCTACGACATCCTCGTAGAGCTGGGCGAGAACGTCCGCAGGGGCTACGTCAACAAACTCGTCAAGAACGGACACCCCACCCAGGAGAACACCCTCGCCTCGACCGTCACCTCCGAGGTCATCGTCAAGGGCACGACCTACGAGGTGGTGCTCAACCTCCAGGACTACTGGAAGTACGTGGAGGAGGGAACGCGACCGCACTGGCCTCCCATCTCCGCGATAGCGCACTGGGTCCAGATCAAGCCGGTCATCCCGCGCCCGGACGAGAAGGGCAACATCCCCTCGCAGCAGTCCCTGGCGTTTCTCATATCGCGAAAGATAGCGAGGGAAGGGACCCAGGGCACCCACGACCTCAAGGAGACCACGGACGCCCTGCTGGGCTACTACGAGGACCTCATCAAGGAAGCCCTCGAGCGGGACGTCTTCGACTACATCGAGAAGGTCACGAGCGAAGTATAGACACCGACGCCGGGAGGCGCACCTTCCATAGTTTTACTGCCATCCCGCCCTTCAAATACGGAGGGCGGGTCTTTTATATTTCCGAGAAACAAGACAACGATATGGTCCCCATCTGGAAAGACATCACCGTCCAGCTCTCCGCGAGCGCACCCGCCGCAGGCGTGGCGTACTCCGTGTGGCTGGAGGACACCCGCATCTTCGCCGGCACCGCACACGCGAGGCCCGGGCAGAGCGTCACGAAAATACGCATCAACGACATCCTCGCCCCCTACCTCACCAGGGGCTTCGCTCCCGCAGGCGAGGTGGACACCCCCTTCGCGGTCTTCCACGTGGACGTGAACAACGTCACCGTCTGGCAGGACAACGTCTACGCGGACTGGTCCTACGACCCGCTCTTCGACTCAGCCGCCGACCCGCTCAACGCGCCCCTCTCGGACATCCTGCTCCCCGGGCAGCTCGTACCCGCCACCAGGGGAGACGAGGTCGACTCCTCGACGATCACCTTCCACATCGGCATCGAGACCCCTGCGGGAGACTTCAACGCGGACTTCAACCGCGACTTCCTCGTCTTCGCCACCGAATACGTGGACGTCACCAAGACCGTGAGCCCGGCCAACACCGCCTGGCTCGACCTGATGGACTACCCGAGCGCGGTCTCCGTCGAGGTGCTGGGCAGGACCTACCGCGTGGGAGGCGGCGTCTGCAACAAGCACGCCCTCTACTACGTCAACGCCTACGGAGCCTGGGACACCCTCGTCATCCAGGGCAAGACGGACCTCTTCGACGGCCTCACCCGCTACACCACCGAGCGCGTCTACGACAACGCCACCCAGGAGGCTCGCGGCGAGGTGAACTACGCCACGGAGATCGTCCGCTCCTACCGCTTCCACACCTCACCGCTCCCGCTGGCCCAGTCGCTCGGGATGCACCACCTTCTCAACTCCCCGCACGTCCTGGTCCACGACACCGTGACCGGCATCGTGCGCCCGCTGGTCCTCACCGGCAACAACACCGAGCACAAGCAGCGCGGACTCAACCAGTACACCATCGAGGCACGTCTCGCTCGTAACCGAGTAAGGAGGTAGGCTATGCGTCGCAAGATAGAACTCTACATCGGAGGCAGGAGGGCCGATCTCAACGACCAGGCCCTCGTCCTCTTCAACTACTCGCAGACGGACATCCAGAAGCCTACCGCAGTGAAGAACGCCTACTCGAAGCAGATCACCCTTCCGGGCACCCCTGCCAACGACGCGATCTTCTCCGGGTCGTATCGCGTGGACCGCACCGTAAGCCTCGGGCAGTTCAACCCGCTGGAGCGCACCGCCTTCGTCATCTACGACGAGAAGGGCACCATCCTCGAGCATGGCTACGCCAAGCTCGACAAGGTCACCAGCAAGGGCGAGAGCCGCACCTACGCCGTCACCCTCTACGGAGGGCTCGGCTCCTTCTTCTACGGCCTGAGCTACAAGAGCAACGGCGAGAAGATGACCCTGGCGGACCTGAAGTATCTCTCGCCCCTCATCCCCTTCGATGACGAGCTGGACTTCACGATGACCGCCGACGAGATGAAGGCGAACTGGGTCCGCGTGGCAGACGGAACGGTCGAGCCCATCACCTTCGTCCCCGCCTATGAGGGGATCCCGGACGGAGACTTCGACGCGCAGAAGGCGGTCGTGAAGTGCGCGGACGTGGGCCTTCCCGCCTCGCAGACGGACGGAGACACCACCTACACAGCCCAGCAGGGCGGCACGGTCATCAACCTCGCCGAGGCCCTGGACGAGTGGGCCGCGAAGGACCTGCGCTGCTACCTCCAGCGCCCAGCCCTGAAGATCTACCACTTCCTGGGAGCCATCGCGAACACCAACTACAACGGAGGCTACGAGGTGGACTGGTCGGATGTCGCCTCAGATGTCGACGAACTCTTCCTCACCCTCCCGCTCCTCTCCTCGCTGAAGGGCGTCTCCCAGGAGACCGCCGAGTACGCGCTGACCGCCGGCACCCTTACCGGCACCCAGGTCGCGAACCTCTCCGTCCCTTCGACCGCAGTGGTGGGAGCCTTCTCGAAGTGCGAGATCGAGTGCGCCCTTAACCTCCGCGCCACCTTCGCCAACGCCAACGGCTACTACTTTGAAGGCGAGCTCGATCCGGAGTACGACGGCAACCAGTACTACT